GGGCAGGGGCAGCGGCAGGGGCGGCGGGGGCTACAGGCGCAGCGCTGGCCGTCTGCTCGACAGCAGCGGGCGGCACGTAGTCGTCCGACGGGTCACCGTAGTCCTTGGAAGCGTCGTGCACTTCATAGCCGACGATTTTGTTCTGCGGCTTCTTGTTGCCTTCCGCACCCGGAGGGATGACGTCGACTTCCACCACAAACAGACGGTCATGCAGTTGCTCGCTGTCGGTAATCTGGTAGTCTTGGCCGAAGATGGCGCGGGTCATGGTCGCGAACTCTTCGCGCGCGATCTGCACGGTCTTCGGTGTGTCGTTGACGAGCGCCATGTTGTTATAGACACTGCGCCCCTTGAACTTGCCCTGCTGAACTTCCATGCGGTATGACAGCGCGGTGCCCGTACCCCATTTCTTGTCCTCGGAGCTCACGGCCATAACGACGTATTTGTGCGGGGGCAGGACGCCTCCGGGTTGACGCATATCCGCACTTTCGGCGGTGTTGATAGGACCTCCAGGAATGGCAGGCATTATTTCGTCTCCTGTGTTGTTGCGGCGATGTACGCAGCTTGGAAATCCGCCCAATTGAGCGGGATCTTTTCGGGCAAGCTATAGCGGTTGCCTGCGACGTACGCAGGCGAACCAACAAGGCACAGCTCATTGGATTGGTTGGTGGCGATGGCGCGTGCCACTTTGGGAGCGCCGTCTTTTCCGGGCTTCTGTGTGGTATCCTCCTTCTTGGTCACAATGATTGGTTTGCGTGCGAAGCCGATGATGTCTGCCCACTCCAGCAGCATGTCACGTGCGCCGCGTTGCTTTTTGGTACTGTGCAGCTTCATTTCGTACCGATCGTACGGCTCATGCTCCGGGTCGTTGAACGGGATCACGACGCTGTGGCAGATGACGCCGATCGCCATGTTGCGATTCTTGTTTAGGTAGTCAAGCCACGAAATGACCTGCTTCCAGTAGTCCAAGGCGAAGGTGTACCCCTTGCCGTAACCGCCGCCCGCGAGCTCGATCGATTTGGCATTGTGGTCGCTGCACACTTGCGCCCAGATGAGCTGTTCAAGCCAGTCAGCAGAGTCAACAATCAGCGTCTTGTAATTGTGCTCAGCGCTGTCCAAAGCGCTGAACGCTTCGATCACGTCCAGGTACGTGTTAGCAACCGGAAAGGCGGCGGCATCGATGCCGTTCAGGCCGTCCTCGGTGCGTACAAAGATCGCCCCGGGAGCTTGAGAGAAGAACGTGGATTTACCGACCTTCTCCCCGCCATGCAAGACGAAACGGGGTGGATTCGCGTGCTTTGTTGGCGCAACGCTTGCCAGTGTGACGGCCATTACTCGACCTCCAGTGGGGTGATTTCCAGCGCCGGACTAGCCGGTTTGAACGTAACCGCCTCAGCCAGACGCGCCCGTTGTTCTTGCGACAGCTTGTTGTACGCGCCTTCCTTCAGCGACGGCTTCCATTCAATGCAGGCGCGCTCCTCAGCAGTCAGCGTGTCTTTGATCGCAAGCAGAACGCTTGTGTCTACGCTAGCGTTGTACTTGACAACGCACTTCAGCTCGTAGTCTGCAGCGGTGACGCGGCTTGTGCCCTTTTTGGCGTTGGGGAAGAATTCATCGACGATGCTTTTACGCGCCGTCATTTCATCGGCTTTGAGCCGCTTCAACTTTGCGGCCATTTCGCGCCATACGCGAAAGCGTTCTTTGATGTCCATTAGACACGTCCTCTAGGTTGGTGAAGCGAGCGTAGCATAACAAACGCTGCTATGCAACACACTATTTCGCCGGAAAGCGGCCTGTTGTTGTACCGTCAACGCGCATACTGCCGAGCATGCGACGTTCGACATGCGCGAAGTCCATGCCGATTAGCGAGTTGTCCAGTGCGTGTACACGTTTCCGCAACGTGGCAATCTGCGCTTCGTAGTCTTCCAGCACACGCACAATCCAGTCAACGTGCTCCGCGTCAAAGTCTGGCGGGGTCGACACATCGACGGACGCAGTGCCGTTAACCGGGATGATTCTTAACGACGTGCGTGCGCCGATGTTTCCGTACTGCGCAATGAATCGCGTGCTCATACGTCTGCCTCCTGGAACACAGTGCCCATGCTTGCGCACACTTCCGGCAGCGCAGCGTATTCGCCGGGAAGCTCGCAACGCGATGTTCCTTCCGGGTTGAAGTAACAGCCTGCACAGGATGCCGGACCATGAAGCCCGTTATCCGGTGCCTGTTCGAGCAACGTGCCGTCACTCAGCTGAAGTAACAGTTTTGTCATAGTAGCTGTCCTCTACGCTTGGTGTATACGTCAAGCCGTCTTGCGTAACATACACCAGATTGATTCTAAGGTCATCGCGGTTACTCAGCTTCTGTGTGTCCGCAACGTTGTCTAGCACATACTGTACACCCTGGATGCTGACCGTTGCAACCATGTGTGCTTCGCCAGATGATGTTGTCACGTGTAACAGCTTGATGTCGTATCCCGCTGCGTGTAATACCGCTGCCTTCGCGATTGCGTAGTCCTCGCAGTCCCCACGACGACGCAGTTCTGTCTCGTACGGCGTCTGCCAGTGGTTGCGCGAGTCGTCCATGGCATACACCACAGCGCGGTCAATGTACTGGTCAACGTAGTCAACCGCTTTAAGATCGCCCCACATAGGCGCGATCGTCTGCGCTACACCTAACAGTCCAGCAAAATTGTCGAAATATCCATGGCATCCTCCGTTGACACCTTCAGTATAACGCAGCTGATCATCTATCTCAACGATAACCCGCCTTGCGCATCCAAATTCCGAACCCCTTGGCTGCACTGTTACGGTTAATCCCCGCATCTTCCAAGAAGACGATTGCTTCCTCGCGCGACCAGTAGTACAGGTCGTTTTCTTCTGCCAAAGCCTCTATCCGCGCCTGTACCGTGCCGGGTTTCGGCAGCGGTACATTTGCAAGGCTGTCGACGACTTTGGCTGCCAGCGGCTCGCCAACTGGCGCGACCTCAACGATCTGGCGAATGCGGTGGCGACCGCCGTGCGTCCAGTCCTGCACAACGCCGTCGACGATTGCGAGCACGCGCCCTGCTACATACGCCAGATACTTTTTCTTGGGGTTGACCCAATGCTTAACCGTGGACGGCGAATATCTGTGCCCGTTGGGCTGCAACGGCTTATGGACAACATAGTGAAAGCCAAGACATTTCAAAACTTCGTTTTGTGCGTTGCGTTGTGTGCCTTTGCCGTCCTTGCGCCCGTATTGTTGAAGCATTGCATGTACAAGGCTGTACTCTTGGCCTGTGACCAGTGCCAGCGCGATCACGGCGCAATCGTTGGCTTCGTGTGCCGGTCGCTGGCGTTTGACGTCTGCATATTTGTCCATGTTAGTGTATCAATCGCGTACGCGTCCAGCTAGTCCATACCCGTGTTAATATACGCAGCGCGTCCACGGCCTGTGTCGTAGCTGACGATGCTGCCGTTGTACACACGATAACGTTCGTCTGGGTTCGCTAAGCGCAGCGTATTGGCCGCGGATACCGCGTCTTCGTGCGTTTGGTACTCCTCGATACGAAACCATTCCCCGTGTCCGAAGTTTGCGTGCAGATTGCGTTGAACGCACAGTCTGTGATGCTTGCGCGGTTTCATCGTCTTGTCCTCTTTGCGTGTTGGTATGATTACAGTATACACGACGAAACAGACGTGTCAACCATGTTTGCGCAAAGAATTAAAATCGATCAGTTGCTTGAGGTAGCCTTCCCAGAAGGCAGGATATCGCGACAAGGTTCCTTGATACGGATGGCAGTACGTGGGGTGCCCGTCGTATACGCGGCATTTGACAAGATCCCACTCAAAGAGGTTGTCTTTGCAGCGTCGCAGGATCCAGTACGTTTTGTCGGTGTGCGGTAGCTGCTCTAAGAGCTCGTTTACGCGGCTCCAATCGTCGCAGAGTGCCGGGTGCATAGCGGTGTCCTCTTGTAGCGGTTAGCGGGGCGCGTGGCCCCGCTGGCAGTGGTTACTTCTGCTCTTGCTGTGCACGCTTCCACAGGTGGTAGCCCTTGCGTGCGGAGTTAAGGGCGATACCGCTGTCGACGAGCAGCGCGATCATCTCACCACGCGACAGCTCAGCGTTCTGGCTGCAGATGCCGAAGATGGTGGTCTTCACGCTGCCGTGTGCGACGCTGCTGTGGTCGTGTTTCTGCCATTTGCCTTCTTTGACCAGATCGCCGTCCTTGGGTGCAGCGGCTTTCAGCTTGTTGCCGAATTCCTCGCCACAGCCGAGGCAGGTGTGGTCGTACTTCGTGTTAAGCGGGCGATGGTCACCGCGCTGCGCTTCGTACGTGTCGATACCGTTGCTAAGGTGCACACCGCAATGCGGGCAATACTCGTAGCCGGTGTTGTCGTAAACGTCTGCGACGCTGTTGAGCACGTAGAACCAGCGGCCACCCACTTCGCGTGCGTCGTAGTTATCAACGCTGTCACGCGGGTCTTTGTCAACAACCTTGCGCAGTGCGCGCAGTGCGTTGGAACGGTTGCTGTACGTTTTGATGTTGGCGTCTTTCATTGCAGTGTCCTCTGTGTTGGTCTTGGACGGTTGGTTGTTGCCGCCCATGAGTTCATTATGGTGTCTGTTGATTAGGATCTCAAGTTTTTTTTTTTTAAGTAAGCGCGTCGATCAGAGCAGACAGTTCGCGCTGCGTTTGTGTTTTGCGCACTTTTCGAGGCTCTTTGTGTCCACACAGCCCGCACACCCAGACAGCGCGACCGGCGTCCTGCGCCTTATTCCATACGCTGTTATTTTCGCAGTGTGGGCATGAATGATTGCGGCGCATCGTCTTGTCCTCTTGTCTGTTCAACTACCCTATGACTTCAGTATACAGCAAGACAGGCATAATGCAAGCCTATTTCAAAAAAAAACCCGGCTGGGGTAGCCGGGTAAAGTTCCACCAAAGGAAGATGGAGGAGGTTCAGCGCATGCGGATGATCTTGTGCAGTTGCAAGCACAATGTATAACCATGCACCCTACACGCTGCGATCGCCGCCTGCAAGGCCAGTTCGTCACGCTGCGGCGATCCGGTATCAAGCGGCATCGCGTAGATTGTGCCAGCCAGTGCACGCACGTCGTCAGGGTGACCGACGTCGTTGCGCTGCGTAGCAGCCTCAGGCACAGGCAGCGCGTGGTCTTCAGGTGCATACACGTACTTCCAGGCACGACAGCGGCGGCGTATGTCGTCGTGAATGCGGCCTGCCTTGGGACTGCAAACCAGCGTCACAAGCTCCCACGGAAAATCTGGGATAGACAGCGTGCCGTTGGTTTCAATTTGCACGTCGCGCCCCATGCCGTGCAGCCGTGCAACCAGCGTCGTGATATCCTGCCGGAACGGCTCGCCGCCTGTCAGCACAACCAGCCCGTCGTCGTGCTCCTCAACAGCCGCCAAGATGTCGTCGACAAACAACTGGCCTTTCGGTGCGTAGTCAGTGTCACACCATGAGCAACACAGGTTGCATCCAGCCATACGGACAAACGTCGCGGGTCGACCGGCGAACGGACCTTCGCCTTGGATGGAGCTGAAGATTTCGGATATCGCAAGCGGTCGGCTAACGCCGTCAGCCCGCAAGTCCTGCTTCATGATCGGGTGTGTGTTCATACGACGGCTCCGTACGCACGGCGTTCGCGCACCATGTTCCAGGTCGCGAGCCACATGATCGGGAACAACAGCGTTCCGCCAATGGCGATCACAACGTCTGTCCACGTGGCAGGGCCAAGGCCGTCGCGTGCTTTGTGAAAACCGCTGTCCAGTGTGTATACCGCTGCAACCCACACCAGCGACGATACGCCGCCGACAGTGAGCCACAGCAACAAGAAAAATTCAAACGTAAACATGTGTCCTCCTCGTTGAAATGGTTGGCAACCATTGGACAGCGCCCTGCACTACCACGGAGTTTCGATTTGCAAATCATTTTCCAAATGCAAGACGCTGTCCAATAGCTGGAGCTGGTGACAGGAATCGAACCTGCGACCGGCTGATTACAAATCAGCTGCTCTACCTGCTGAGCTACACCAGCAAAGAAGGGGCAAGCGCGGCGCGTGTTGTTTCAACTTTGGGAGTTGGGATACCACGCCTGCCCCTGTCCGGTTATGACTGCTCGGTCACCGCCTTGTGGAAGTCCTCGCAGTACAGCGACATGGTGTAGCGGGTTTCTGCGGTCGCCAGCTTGCAGTCGGTGGCTTTCATCATGCCATCGATCCACTCCTTGCGACCCTTGCCACGATTTGCAACCATGTAGTCGATCACGGCCGAGCGGTCACCGCCGCCACCTTGCAGGAAGCCAGCCATCTTGCCGTACTTGCGGTATGCCGCATCGACGTTCTTCTCGGTGAACTTGTAGTGCTCGCGCAGACCGGCCTTGATGCGCTCTTCTTCCACGCCTTGATCATGCCACTGCTTGACCACGTCGGCGATCGCGTCATGATCGCGGGCCTGGCGAGTAGCCTTCGGCCATGCGATGTTAGCTTCTTCAGCAGCCTTCTTCAGCAGCGAACTTGCGGTCAGCTTGGTGACGTGCGCCTTTTCCATGACATCGGCCTCGGCAGCATCGCGGTTCAGGGTGCCGTCAGCGGTGTGGTTGGTGAGCGCCTCGGCGACAACCTTGGCCTTGTCGTCCTTGGACATGATGAAGCCGTTGGCCTGTGCGGTATCGGTGTACAGCTTGGCCGCGCCTTGCAGGTCCAGTCCGTGATCGCGCACCAGCGCGGTGATGATTTCGTTCTTGGCTGTGCCAGCGTTGAGCTGTTCCAGCACGAAGTTCTCTTTGGACACGATGATTCCTCAGTCTTTGTTAAACAATGCGGGTACAGCCCCGACCCAGACAAGTATACCGTCCCGCGCTCGGTTTGCAACCCCTGCTGGAAACTGTATACTGGGGACCAGCCGGGTGTCGGCGCGGTTTGCCTTTGTCCTCGGGCGTGGTTGGTTGCCGTCGCGTTGACACCCGGCTTTCTGTTTGTTGCATTCGCAACGTGTGTTATGCTAGCCTCCGCAAACCTTATAAACCAACCGGAGGACACCCCATGCCGCGCCCGCAACTAGGCGATCAAAAAATCATCGGCAGAACAATCGGCTTGACGGACAAAGAACTGCTTCGCGCCAAACTAATTGGAAACGGCAGCGCGTCAGCTGGCGTGCGTGCGTGCATCCGCCAATACGACAGCGTCGACGTATTGGAAACGGCGGATCCGGTATCGATTGCTAACGGTATCGAATACAACAACCTTCGTCAGTGCCTTTACGAGATCTACAAACGGTTACGCAAAGTAGACCGACAGCGCGTTCGCAAGAACCTCAATAACAACTACGCGGGGTAGCGCAATGACCGCTCTGTGGACGCGTGCGACGTTTACTCCGCTAAACGGGAAACGGCCATTCCTCGATGATTGGCCTAACCACCCAATGACGTTTGACGCTGCAAGGACGTATCATGGCGCAACAGGCGTCGGGCTTATTCATCACAGCACTTGCGCCGTGGACATGGACGATGTTGCAGCTATTGAGCGCACGTTGCCAGAGCTTGCAGCTATGCGCCACGATGCGCAGTACATGCAGATCGTCAGCCCCAAGCAGAACACCGCAAAATTGCTTTTCCAAATACCTGACGGGGTCCCCCTCTCCTACATTTCATTTGAAGGCATTCTTGAGCTTCGCACTGGCCCAACGCATCAAGACGCCATGCCCGGTTCTGCTTACCCAGACGGCGGGCACTATGCCTGCGAGGGTAGCCGCGTCCCGACGGTTATGCCGCAAAAGCTGGTGGACTTCTGGCTGAGACTACAACAAGCGCTGGAACGGGAACTCGCTGAGTACGCGTCCAATAACTCCGCCGAGTCCGTTGTTAATAACAAGCATTCCGTCGCCTTCTGGTTCAACTACTATAACAGCATTGAAAGCGTACTCGCGGCGCATCCAGCGCTGTTCAAGATGGAAAAGCCTAACCGCTGGACTAATCTGCAAGGCAGCGATCCAGGCGGCATTGTGCTCTACGATGCACGCCAGCCCGGTCGCGAAGGTCAGCGCATAGCCCGCATCTATCACGCGAACAGTATGCCCAATGTTCCGCACCACAAGTTCATGGACGCATTCGAACTGGAAGCATACGCACGCGGCATGGAAAACGGTTGGGACATGCAGAAGTATCACGCACGCGGCATCGCTGAAATTAGTAAAGAGGTGCAGATCCAAATCGGTGACAACGTGTGCACAGTGCACGACGCGAACGCGTCGCTTGGCGTGCAATCTGCACCGGAGCAAAGCTACGAATTTGAAGACGACATTTCCAACCACGAACACCAGCTCTTGCATGAGGACGTCCTTGCGCCTCCGGGGGCTTGGGGCGACTTGGCGCGGGCGATAGACAAGTCACGCTTTGTGCAGAACAAAGCATCCGCCATGCTAGCGACAGCGGCTATTGTTGCACACGTCCTAGGCGGGCGGGTAGCCACCACACGGCGCGGGCGGGCTCGCCTATACCTAGCGGCCATCGGGGACAACAGTTGCGGCAAGGGGACGCTTATATCCGGTCCTAGAAGCGTTCTGTCATTTCTTGGTTTCAAACGGCAGGAAACAACGCACCTAATGAACGGGTTGCGAGGCTTGGGTGGCTCAGGGCAGGGCTTAGAAGATGCTGTCAAGGACTCCCCGGACGCGCTTATGTGCGTGGACGAATTCGGCAAGGTGCTAGCGGCTCTTAAAAAGCCCGGTGACCCAAGGGCAGGCGTCATGGACGCTTGGCTTCGCCTGTGGCCTATGGCGGGCGATGTATACGTCACGCGGATGCTAAAGGGCGACGGCGGTAAACAGGTCTACAGCCCTAACCTTGTCGTCGCAGGCGCAGCTACAGAGGCGCAGCTTCTACGCGGCGTGTCCATTGAAGACATCGAAGACGGCTTTGCAGCGCGTTTTCTAATACTCCCGGTATCCCTATACAAGCGCGCTCCAACAGACCCGAACTTTACACCCGACGAGCTCACCCTTCCAAATCACGTCACTGACACGCTCGCCACGCTGGCAGCGCTCAAGGTTAACGGCGATCCCGTTACCGACGTGAAGCGTGTAGTGTCGCCGTTTCGAGTGCACGTGTCGCCAGACGCCACAGCGCAGCTAAACCGTATTCGACAGCGTGCGATGGACTTGCCACGTGGCAGCTATGAAGCAGGCATCGCAGGCCGCATGGAAATGAACGTGGAGTCGCTAGCCCTCGGCCGTGCCTGCATGGATGACCCTAAAGGGATGACGATTACAGCAGAGCATATTCTGTGGGCTGAGAAAATCGTGTGGGCTAGTATCCAGTATCAGGCCGAACTTTACCGCGACAAAATGTTTAGCGGGGATTACGACGCCGCGCTGCGTGGGTGTGTGCAGTGGCTCAAAAAGCAAGGCGGTCGGAAGATTGGTTGGGGCACAATTAAGAACCGCGTACGCAATATACAGAGGCTTCCGGGTGGTATGCGCGAGGCGCTGCGACGCGAGTTGTCGGATGGGACAGAACATGTTGCACACGAAAAGTACGCAGGCAGGAATAACAAGCTAGTGGATCACTTCTGGTACGAGGAGGAATGCTAGACTGCGCAGGCGGTTAGGCATTCACCTCAAATACACGCAAATACACAAGATTACACGTCAAATACACAAAGGGGATAGGCGGTGCAAAACGGTAGACGAAAGTCAAATACACACCAATACACAGCGTACACACCGGGGCGTGTGTATTTGAGGGCTTGTGTATTTGGCAAATACACAAAGAAAAACAATGGGTTACAAATACACAGTTTGAGGATGGCGGCAAATACACAAATACACGCACCCCCCATAAGCACACGTGGATTGGTCTGGGCTTAATGTATTTGTGTATTTGAGTGTGTGTGAGGGGTAATACGCTAACCAAAACAGCAAGTTACAAATACACAAAGCGGCGTGTATTAGCTGTGTACTGTGTATTTGCAAAGTCATCTAACAAAGGACACGTATTATGCAACGTAAACGCATTGGATACATACTATTGGCCGTAACACCAACAGCCGTCGCATCTCACATCGCGCAAGCCAACGGACACGAACTCGGAAGCCTTGTCTGGTGGGTATACGTGATCGGCCTTGGTCTGACACTACTAGCAGGGCGTGACCTGACGCGGTAGCGCTTGGCAACATGTTCTGCTTATGCTAGCGTATGCAGACAATGAGGACATACTGTGCACCAAACAAAACTAGAATCAATACTAGAAGTCTTTGCTAATTATGCAACTGGATTCCTCGTCGCGTATCTTGTGTACGCGCATATCGTATTACAGTTTGCAACACTGCAGACGTCGCCGTTCTGGGTGACGGCGTTGTTTACTGTGGTCAGCGTCGTCAGGTCTTACATCTGGCGGCGGTTCTTTAACGCTGGACTGCATAGGACAGTCCACGCATTCGAGACGCGGGTATACCGCAAAGGCGAAAGACGTGGATAATCAACATCGCAAGATTACCGGCTATCGTGAACTGAGCGAAGACGAAATTGCTCTGATGAACGAAGGTAAACAGCTTGCCGAACAGGTGGGAGCGTACATCGCAAAGCTCGAGGCGGTGCAGGGCTTGGATCAGCGTAGTGTGGCGATTGGCAAGACCAATCTGCAGACCGGGTTCATGTGGGCAATTCGCGGCGTCGCACAGCCGCAGACTTTTTGAGGGCAAGATCATGTTAAAAACACTTTGGGATAACTTTGCAGCCGACGTGCACACAACAGCGGCGTCGAAGGGTTGGTGGGATAACGCACGCAACAACGGAGAAATCATTGCGCTGTGCCACAGTGAGTTGACGGAGCTGTTCGACGCGTTCCTGGACAATGCGAACGATGACCATTTGCCGGAGTTGTCCGGCGTGGCATGCGAGGCGGCGGACACGCTGATTCGTATTGCTGACGTTAGCCATGTTCGCGGCTGGGATGTCGGTATGCATCTGGACGCAATGGTGGCTGAGCACGCGGCATCTGTACGCACAGACTTCGATACGTTCGAAGCGTTCATGTCTGGCGGCATTGTGCAGCGCCACGCCATGAATCAGGCGGCTGTGTTCTTCGCCATACTATCGGCGCACAAGGGGCTAAGCGACGCGCTGGAGTGCATGCGCCACGATACTGATCCGTCGCAGTACCTCGCGGCCTGTGTTGGCAGTCTGCATCGTTTGGCTTTGTACGGATACGACATCGGCGAGGCCATGACGGCGAAGGCTGCATATAACAAGGGGCGCGCCTATAAGCACGGCGGCAAGAACTTCTGATGGCACGTACAGCTGAGCAAGACTTGTACGAACGCATGCTTGTCAAAGACATGTGCGACCGTGCTATTGCAGCAGGAAAGCTCGTGCCGGTTGTCCTTGACTACGGCTTCTCACGCGCGACGCGGCATCGCGTGCGGTCTGCCTGTGCGTACGCGCTCAAACGCAACGGTATTGACACCAAGAAGGTTTGACGCTATAAGCCACGGGTATGAGTGACATCACCATACCCGATGAAATCAAGTACCGCGACCACGTGTGCAAGACGCCTGCGTGGGAGGCCATGTTCGAGGGGCTTAGCGACAACGGTAGCGGCTGGCCTGCCCACTTGCGGGCTAGGCTGGCCCCTGCCGACAGGGCTGACCCGCGTGGCTGGGAGCGAGACTTGGAGCACGACCCAAATGCTGGTGAGCCGGGGTACACCGCAACAGCCGAAAGTATCGCCGACTTGCGCATGCTGTTTATCCGGGACGCCGAGTACGTTGTACGCGGTGTACTTGATCGCGCTATCGGCAGGCGTACTAGCATCGCGAAGGATCGCGTGGACCAAACAGATCTTGATAGGGCGTGGGAAGTGCTATCCCCGCTGTTGCGCCAGTCTGGCGAATTGCGTAAAATAGAGGCGCAGACAACCAAACAAATTCTAGCGGGCGTGGCAGGCGGTAAGCTCACCATTCAAGAGGCTAACGACCTTATGGAGATCTTGAAGGTGCAGCAAGATATCGAAGAGCTGCCTAAGCTGCTGGAACAACTTAGTGAGGACTAAACCATGCCGCTTCCAGCTTACGACCTTCAGCCGTCGCTTGATCTGCTGATATCCGAAGCGTTGGCTAACGGGCAGTACATGCTCACTGTTCGCAACGCTACTATCAATCAAGTTCAAGACGCTGTCGACAAGCATCGAGGCGTCCAGTGCTACATTCAGCACGGAGGCGGTGCCATCGTGGTTGAACGGCGGAGGGCGCGAGCGTGAGCTTGTATACTATGCCAGACGGAGCACGCTGGAAATACAACGGGCACTATTACAAGCTCGGCCGTCACAATCTCGTCTTCCGATACAGCCAAGAGTTCGGATGGGTTAACAGCACGCTGACAGGAGCTGAGCTGGACAAGAACGGGGAGGCGCTGCAATGAACCGCGTGTTTGTAGACATGGACGGCGTTATTGTTGACTTCGAAGGCTACATGAACGAGCATGGCCTAACAGGCGACGAAGTCAAATGCCTTGACGGAATCTATTTGCGGCTTGCACCCATACCGGGCGCGCTGGATGCTGTGCGCAGTTTGATCGGTATGGGCTACGACGTATGGATCGCCACGAAGCCGCCGACAGGTTATGCGCAAGCGTACGCGGACAAGGTGTCCTGGATACTGGAGCACTTGCCTGAGCTGAAGCGGCGCATCGTGGTCACGCACAACAAGGGCTTCCTTGGCGATGCTGGCGACTTCCTGTGTGACGACAGGCCGCATAAAGCCAGATGCGAGGAGTTCGCCGGAACACTGTTACGCTTCACAGACGGCTACCATTGGCCGCAAGCGCTGACATTCTTCCGCCATCGCAAACAGTCTGACCGGCTGGCGAGCGGCTACCGTTAGTTCTGCTATGCTGAGCTTCACTTGCCAAGGCGGACCGCTTGACGGCAAACGGCTTGCGTGTGCCATGGAGCCGCGTGTTGGTGTCTATCATGACGTGCATTTGATGGAAGAGGGTACGCGCTACCTTGGCCGCTACTGGTTGCGACAGCATCCAACGTTTGCTACCATGCTCGGACCAGTCTGGTTCTGGGACTGGGAAGACCACACTTGACGAGGACTTGATTATGCCTGATTTCAACGACAGCAGGTCGAAGTACCTGCGACAGATTCAAACTGTGGGCGCAGACAAAGTTGACGTTTATGCCGTGCTGAAAGCGTTCGACGTGCGCTGCCCTGCACGACAGCATGCAATCGAGAAGCTGTTGTGCGCTGGGCTGCGTGGCAAAGGCGACGAAGTGCAGGACTTGCGCGAAGCACGCGATGCCGTTGATCGTGCGTACCAGATGCTGCAAGCGGAGCTTATGGACGCGGCTGCGAAAGAGGTTGGCGTCGGCATAACGTTCGAAGACTTGGACGTCGACATTGTTAACTGCCACGACGCTCCGGCAGGCGCGACGCCGTGTCGCGACAGCGTGTATCCATACTGTGCGAACTGGTGTCCTAAGTGCGTGCACTGTATCGCAGGCGCGACACGCCTTCCTGACGCTTGCTTGGCTTGCAGCGCGCATCAAAGTTCGCCGCCTAAAGGATTTACGGAATACGTCGTCACGCCGCATTGGGACGCCGAGGCAGAGAACCGCGCATGATTATCGCTGTGCCCAAACTCATTCAATCCCCGTACAAGGATACGCCGTGCATTGGCTGTTGTTTTGCTGACATTGATCGACCACCTGCACCGCCTTCGCCGTATTGCGATCTGTGCCACAGCGACCAAATCTTCTCAATGACGCTGGCACGGCTGGATCCAGCACAGGAGGAAGTCTGATGGCATGGAAAAACGAGCGTCACGTTAATTTGCTGGTGTTCACGTACACACGGATCGGCTCGATGTGCATTGCGCGGCTGTTCGGCGTGCCTGTGTACAAGACGGCAGGCGATAACCGCTGGTTGTGCGGGCTGCGTTGGAAAGCGCGCTAGCCTATGGGACGCATGCAACGCACAAAAGGCCAAGTCGGCGAACGCGAGCTGTGTAAGCTGTTAGACGCAGAGTTCGCCGACTTGCTGCCTGAACCGCTGTCGCGCAATCTTGATCAGGTGCGTGAAGGAGGTGCAGACATCATGGGAATACCCGGTATTGCCTTGGAGGTAAAGCGACATGAGAGTCTGGCGGTTAACGTGTGGTGGATACAGTGTGTGCAGCAAGCTATGGACTGCGGGAGGTTCCCCGTACTGGCGTATCGACAGAACCGCAAGCCGTGGGCGTACTGCTTACCTGCATCGTTGATTGTCGACGAATCGTGGTCGTATATCACTGTGACGCAGGATGTGTTTTACAGATGGCTGCGAAAAAGGCTTGCACCTGACGTCTGACGGTGCTAGTGTTTGGCGTACCAACCAAAGAGGACACCAAAGTGACACGAATCAACGTTGTACCCGTCGAAGAACTGTGTGACCAGCATCTATTAGCAGAGCACCGCGAGCTGACGCGCATTCCCAACAACCTTGTCAAAGGCCGCTACCAGCGCTATCGTAAAGAGCCGCTGTCTGCGTACACGTTAGGCAAGGGCCACGTGACGTTCTTCTGTACGCGTCTTCGCTGGCTGCACGAACGGTATTTTCAACTGCATGCCGAGTGCACTCGTCGCGGATTTACGCCGCTGTGGAAATGGCCGCGAGCCGCTGCATACTTGGACGCGATGCACTGGCAGGACTACACGCCGACAGCCACCGCGCTGGCTGTCAACCGCGAACGCATTGCCGAGCGCATGCCAGCGCGGCCAAGGTTCGCGTCGCAATACCGGGAGGATAACCATGCACGATCTCTTTCACAAACCGTGCACACTGGCTGAGCGGTGTTGGTGGGCTGGCGTTGGTTTTCTTATTTCAACGAGCGCGGCGACAATACTCTACGCGTTCATTACGTCTAGCGGGTGCTGCGATGCGTGAACTTATTTATGTGCTGGTTGTGTTCGGCCTCATCATGCTTGACCCGGATCAGGCGTATTACGTGCTGAGCTTCGAGTGGCTTGGCGAGTGGTTTGATGGCGTCATGAGGCTGCTGTAGTGCTGGCGTCTTCCCGTTTTGCTGCACGGATTGCAATCCCGTGGTCAAGTGCTGAGCGTACGGTGTACTTCGCGCTGTTTGGTAAGCACGCGCCTCGCGGTCCGATGGCGTGGAATTGCCGCTGTACATTAAAATCAATCGAGGAGGTTGCAAATGTTTGAAGAGGACGTTGACTTGCTAGTGAGCGACTGCGAAGCACGCGATTCCCGGATGTCTCAGTGGGAGCAAGAGTTCATTGCGGATATGCGCGAGCGCATTGACAACGACCACACCATCACGCGACCGATGTACGACAAAATCAACCAGATCTGGGAGAAGGTTACAGCACGCGGCTAACTTGCACGCCATGCGCTAAACTGCTACCTTTGCAACCAACCAACGAGGAACAAAATGAAACACGTCTTGGCAATCCTTGCCGTCACCGTCTTGGCCGCGTGCCAGACGCAACCACAGGAACCGATAACGCCATACGGTGCGTACGCTGCGACGCTTGACCCGGAGTGCGCAACTTCTCCGGCTTGCGTGTGCTCGCTGTCCATAGCCGATCGCCCTGCAACGCTCACCAACCCAATCACCGGCGAGGCCATGCCCTATGAATGCGCCGACGATTGAGCAGCCGCGAACGCGTACCGCTGCCAAGATCGTGATCTCGTGGCTGTGGTCTTTGTACCGATACGCCACGGACGCGGAACAGTACGGCACGTGGGAGTCGTGGTCTGGCGCGCTGTCACAGCTCACATCACGCGGCTTCGTACGCGATGACTGCGACGGCTTCGGACGTTTGATGCTGGATCTGCTGTTCTTTATGGCTGAGTTTAAGCTGGCCGAACTGTACGAGTGCATGCTGGACACAGACCAGTTTGACGGTGCAGCATTTGATCACCACGGCTTCGCGGTGCGTATCGATGGCGTCATGTACTTTGGGCATTGCTGGGCTCCCAAGCTGTTAACGCTAGGTGAGCTGGAGCGCGGCGGTTACGCGCTGCCGAACGGACAACGTGCTGCTGGAGTACAGGTTGTGCAATATCGCCGCATTGACGGTGGTGCATCTGACTGGGAAGGCGGGCATCCGGCATGAGCGGGTATGACAGCGTTGACGCGTTACTTGACGCGGAAGGTTTTGACGAAACCTGTCACTGCTGCAAGTTCTACGACGCATGGCAGGAGCCGCATCCGTACGGGGAAGGCACAGCGTACGAAAGCCTCGCGGAGTGTTCGTGCACGCATGATGAACAGTGCCCACGGTTTAACGAGCAAGGGTAACGCTTGCGCCCTTGTTGACACAGAAGTGCAAGCAATTGAGGAACCGCTATGAAAAGCATCCTGTCCATCTTGCTGGCAGCGCTGTTCGCCATGACGCTCCTGTCGCCCGTGTACGCGGCGCAGCAGCCACAGGCAACCGGCTACACCAGCATCGTTAACGGCGACGGCCACGCGATCGCGTGCACCGCCTGCCACGACCCCAAAGGCACGACCCACGGGCTGCACCACACAACCGGGAATACGAACCCCGTTGTGATGCCAGCCGTGTTGAACTATGCTCCCGTGTACACCCGCCGCCCCGGCTTGCTGGCCTCCGCGCCGCTGTATCACCAGCTAGCGTGACTGCGGGGTCGACACCGCGCGTCAACACCCGACGCCGCTGCGCAGATGTAGCGGCGTCGTTTTAACTGAAAGGAGGGATGCCATGTTTGGCGCGATTGCTTCCGTACTGGGAAATATGTTTGGCACGCAGAAAGCTGGTGAGCGCATCGTTGACGGCGCGATTAGCGCGCTGGACAAGATGGTATACACCGACGAGGAGAAGGCCGAAGCGCGTGCACAGCAGCGAGATAAAGTCATGGCCGCTTACATGACGTGGCTGGAGTCCACCTCGGGAAGCCGCCTAGCGCGCCGCATGCTCGCCGCTATTGTGACGATTCCTTGGGCCAGTGCACACACAGCGGCCTGGATTCTCAAAGCCGCTGCGCCGTTCGCAGACGGCGTTGTCAAATACCAAACAGCCGTCGACGGCGTTGTGCGCGACGTCGTGATTTCACGCGCTGAACAATTTATGCAGGCTGCGCACAGTCTGGCCGTGGACGCCTCGGCAAACAACGAGCTGATCGGCGTTGTGTTGCTGTTCTACTTCGGCGGTCCAGTCGCCGCGGAAGTCGGCGGCAAGCTGGTCACCCAATGGGTTGACCGCTCTGCAAAACGTACGGGGGCCACACAATGAGCTTCAAACTGGGAAAGCGCAGCCGCGAGCGGTTGCAGGGCGTACACAGTGATCTTGTACGCATAGTGGAGCGCGCCATTGAACTGACAGCAGTGGACTTCGCTGTGCTTGAGGGCACACGTACTGCTGAACGTCAGAAAGCGCTGTTTAAGGCGGGCGCAACAACGACGCACAAAAGCCGTCATTTGACCGGGCATGCCGTAGACCTTGGCGCGTATGTTAACGGCGGCGTCCGCTGGGATTGGCCGCTGTACCACAAAATCGCCGACGCCATGCAACAGGCCGCTGATGAACTTGGCGTTGCTATTGAATGGGGCGGTGATTGGAGAACGTTTCCCGATGGACCGCACTTTCAACTACCTTGGGACAAGTACCCCGTCGCATGAATCGCGCGTACGCCATACGCAAGGCGCGCAAGCTCGCGTCACAGCGCGTAGCCGATAAGCGTGCACTAGCTGCACAGTTAACAATCAAGTACGCGCCTGTCGTCGGTCCGCTACCCGAAGCGGCTAACGACACAGTCTACGTTCCCGAAGTTTTCCGCGAACTGGTAGAGTCTACGCAGCGTTACAAAGTCGCGCACGGTGGACGAGGTAGCGCAAAGTCTTGGACGTTTGCGGCGATGTTGGTACGCGACCACATGCGGATCCCGGGACTGCGTTCGTTATGCGTACGTGAAGTACAGAAATCAATCAACCAATCTGTCAAGCGGCTAATTGAAGACGTCATTAAACGCCAGCGGTTGAGCCGCTACTTCCGCATCCTTAACACGCATATCGAGTGTCCAGGCGGCGGGCGTATTGATTTTATTGGCCTGCAAAACCATACATCCGAGTCAATCAAGTCGTACGAGGGCGCTCGCCGCTGTTGGGTGGAGGAGGCGCAAACGATATCCGCTGCGTCGCTGCGTACATTGCGACCGACATTGCGTGCCAAGGGGACGGAGCTTTGGTTTAGCTATAACCCGAAGTACGCTGACGATCCGGTGGACGCCTTGTTCCGTGGTGAGCATCCGCCAGCGAAGCTGACTATTATTGAAGCTAACTGGAACGACAACCCGTTTCTTGAGCAGGACATGCTTGACGAGATGCGGGAGGACTACGAGCGCGATGCTGGCCTCGCGGATCATGTATGGGGAGGCGGCTACCTGGAGCGCAGTCAAGCCAGTGTGTTCAGCCGTTGGCGTGTGGAGGACTTCGAGACGCCGCAATGGCACGACAGAGCCAAGTTCCGCAGTCAAGTTCGCGGGCTGGACTTTGGCTACAGCGTGGATCCGACGGCGGCTGTTCACATGTGGTTAGACGTTGACGAGCGTACGCTGTACATTAGCCACGAGGCATATGAGAAGCACGTTGAACTGGATCGTCTTGCTGACTTTTTGGTGCAGCATATTCCCGAAGCGCAGGACGTACGATGGCCGTTTATTGCGGATAGCGCAAGACCCGATATCATTAGCTTTCTGAAAGCGCGGAAGATCCCAGTTAAGCCCAGTAAGAAAGGCGCAGGCAGTATCGAGCAAGGCATTAAGTTCTTGCAGTCTTTCGACATTGTTGTGCATCCTAGATGTATCTACACTCAGCGCGAGCTTGCTCGCTACAGTTACAAAGTAGACAAACGCACAGAACAAATCCTTGACGAACTGGAAGACAAAAATAACCACTGCATAGACAGCATTCGCTACGCGTGTGAAAAGTTTTGGAAAGAGAGTAAACAGATACCGCTATAACTTGCCGCTTCAAAATAGATTTTCTTGCATGCGGTATACGTTTACGCTACGCTCGGCAAAATGACACGCGAGGATGCGTCACGTGGTATCAACAAATGACCTGCCGTTGTGCAACAAGCAAATCAAGTAACCGGGGAGCGGCGTGTGGAGGATCCAAAAATCTCGCGCATCCTCGAGCTTGTTGAGGACAATAGCAGCCGGTTGTCAGAACTAGAGCTACGTCATGCGCAGCATGAGGACAGGTTGGGAGACATATACAGTTTCGCCAGCCAAGCTAAAGACGTATACCACGACGTACAGAAGTTTGTTCGCGTGTCGGGATGGCTTGGCAAAGCTATGAAATGGATTGGCATGGTGAGCGCGGCGGCTGTTGTTGTACACGAATTCGGAGCGCGCATCTGGTCTTTCTTTTCTAATGGGATAAGGTTCCACTGACAGTGAAACGGCTTTCGTTATTTGATGGACTTATTAACCTTGTTACCGGTCTCGGACTGGCTGGCAAGGACAAGGCTGTCAATACCGCGTATGCACTGCCCCAATATAATCTTGACGCGTTCATCAGTATGTATCGCTCAAGCTGGTCTGCGCGGCGTGTTGTAGACGTTCCAATTGAGGACATGCTGCGTGAGTGGCGCACGTGGGACGACGTTGCGCTAGCAGATGTGGAGCCGCGATATCTTCGCGTGAAACGCTCTGTTGAGAAGGCGCTGAAGCTGGCTGCGCAAACAGGCGGAGCGGTGCTGTACCTTGGCATGGATGTAGAAAGCCCGGACGTGCTGCGTGAGCCACTAAATCTGACAAAGCTGCAGAAAGATCAGCTCACGTACCTGTTGCCAATAGGTCGCGATGAGTTGTCCGTTGCAGAATACGACCGCGATCCAATGTCGCCGCGTTACCAGAAAGGCAGGCTGTACACGATTGATCGCGGTGACGCGCCGCACGCTATTCACCACACACGGTTCGTATGGTTCCGAGGTAAAGACGTTCCAAGCCGACACGCTGAACTTCAAGACGGATGGGACGACCCGGTATTTGTCGGCCTTGAGCCGTTGATTAAGAACGCCGACGTCGCTGTTGGCGAGCTGGCGACAATGCTGCAAGAAGCCAAGGTGGACATCTACGGCATCGAGGACCTCGCTAACATGCTGTCGGACTCGGAGTCCGAGGCGCTATTGATCAAGCGCATGCAGCTGACACACCAAATGAAGTCCACACAGCAGGCGGTTATCCGCGATAACAACGACAACTATGACCAGAAGACAATGACGTTCGCAGGTGTGGTGGACGTTGCGCGTGCGTCGCTGGAAGCGCTCGCCGGTGCAGCCGACATCCCGATCACGCGTTTCTTAGGCGCAAGTCCGGGTGGTCTTAATGCTACCGGCGACAGCGACTTCCGTAACTACTATGACGGGCTTGCCAGCCGCCAAGAGAACGAGCTTACCGACGCGCTTTGGGCGCTGGACACAGCCCTGCTTGCGAATGCCGGACTTCCGCTGGATACCGCATACACTTGGAACCCCTTGTGGCAACTCAGCGCAAAAGAGCGCGCAGAGCTTCGCAAGGAGGATTCCATTGCTTGGAAGAACTATGCTGAGTCCATGCTGTTTGATCCAGCGTACATCGCCGCGCTTGCTGTTGAAAACATGAAACAGGGCGACGCGTATGCGGGCGTTGACGCTGCGCTTGAACTGGTGGGCGAAGATTCCTATGCCGCGCTATCAGCTGACAACACTGAATCCTAAGGCCAAAGGCAAGCGCATCCAGGGCATCGCGCCGTCGTTGATAGCTGAGGCTCAGTATCGCCGCGCAATGTTTGGCATGCTGAAACAAATGCGCCTATACTTGCGCGAAACCTATTTACCGGCAGTGCGCACAATTCATAGCCGGTACACACGCGACGCAGAGGTTGACGATTTGGCTAAGGCCAATACAGAGATGACAGCGTACTTCGCTAGCTTGGTGAACGCGACCGTTGCACAGATCCGAACTGTGTTAAACCTTGCCGGAAGACAGCACACCGCCGCATGGACGCGAGCGGTGCGTAAAGCAATCGGCGTTGACATCGCTGCGCTCGTTCATCACAGCGACCTGACCGAGTCTATTCAGCGTTCTGCCGCAAGCGCAGCGGAGCTGATCAAAGACATTAGCAGTACCAGTGCACGGCGTATTGCACAGCTTGCATTGGATTACGCGTCGGGTGGCAAGTCTGTCAAGGCGTTTGTAGACGATGTGCAGCGAGTGCTGAAAGTGTCGCGTAACCGGGCGAAGGTTATTGCTCGCGACCAGATCGCAAAGGCGAACAGCTCGTTTTCGCGCATTCGGCAAGTTGAGGCGGGGGTCACCTCTTACGTGTGGCGTACAAGTCAAGACGAGCGAGTACGGCCGACGCATCGCAGCAACAACGGCAAGAAGATCCGGTGGGATCAGCCGCCAGTGACCACAGGCCATCCCGGTCACGACATCATGTGCCGGTGTACGGCAGAGGCTGTAATATGACGCAGATGTTCGATAAAGCTGAGTTGACTGGCGTACGCCGTACCGCGGACGGCTACCTCGTTGCAGACGTACGCGCCGCTCGTACTGGGTTGCAGACGTACCTCGGCGTTGAGGTCGGTAAGCCTGACGTCGACATGGTTGTTGTGTACCGCCCGGAAGAGGAGGTGTTTGCGAAAGACAGCATGGCGACGCTTGCCAATCGTCCAATCACGAGCAACCATCCGCCTGAAATGGTAAATGCTGCTAACTGGAAGAAGTATGCAGCCGGTATCACAGGCGGAGGCGTAGCACGTGACGGCGAGTTCCTTGTTGTGCCGTTTGCACTCATGGACGAATCCGCGATCGCAGACGTGGAAGCAGGCAAGCGCGAACTGAGCGCTGGCTATACTTGTGACCTGGACTTTACTCCGGGTGTTACAGCGGACGGGCATGCATACGGCGCTGTCCAGCGCAACATCCGAATCAATCATTTGGCAGTGGTCGATAAAGGCCGTGCCGGTAAGCATTGTCGCGTCGGCGACACCACATCAACCCCAACTGAAGGAAGCGATATGAACTTGCAGAAAGTCATGTTCGATGGCCTCGAAATCGAGGTAACTCCGCAGGGGGCACAGGCTATCGCCAAACTGCAACAGCAGGTCTCCGATGCCGACGCTACCCTGTCCACCATGAAATCCACGCACGCCGCAACGCTGGCCGACAAGGACAAGCAACTGGGCGAAAAGGACGCTGAGATCGCCAAGCTGAAAGGCGACGTCCTGGATGCCGCTGCGCTGGACGCCAAAGTGCGTGAGCGTGCCGACGTTGTGGCTCGCGGCGTTGCCCTCGGACTTAAGGACGACGACCTGAAAGGCAAAAGTAACGACGAGATCGTCGCCGCTGCCGTCGCCAAAGCGTACCCGTCCATGGACACCGCTGGTCGCAGTGCTGACTACCTGAAAGCGTTGTTCGACAACGCACAGGTCAAGGGCGACCCGGTACGCGATCAGCTCGCCGGTGCACACCGCAACCAACAGCAGACCACCGATGCCGACAAGGCGTACGGTGAGATGCTCACTGGCCTGAACAACCGCTGGGAGGGCAAAGCCAATGCCTAACATGCAAACTTCCTACTCGCAGTATCAAGGCCGTGCGCAGCTCGGCATGATCGCGACTTCCATGATCAGCGACGTGGTCAGCAAGACCAATGTCACAGCCGCTTCCGCGCCGATCCCGTTCGGCATGGCCTGCGAAACGTCCGGTGAAGACGGCTGCGTACTGGGTTCTGCTGGCGATCGCTTCGCCGGTGTTTCTGTTGCGCAAGCGGTGCTGGATCAGATCGGTCTGGTGTCCGGTGCAGCCAATGCCGATCAGTTCGCGGAAGGCGAAACGGTTGGGTTGCTGCGTAACGGCACGATCTGGGTCACCGCTGCAACCATCGTATCCGCGAACGATACGGCAACGTATGCCAATGACGGCACGATCGGCGTTGGCCTTGTCAACGCCTTTCCCGGTCAGGCGTATTTCGAAACTGACGCAGCGCTGGGCGAACTGGTTCGCTTGCGTCTCGAAGCCTAACAGGAGGGGCTAACATGAACCTGAACATGAACGATCAGTCCACGCTGAACTTCGTTGTGAGCCAAGCGTCGCACGTGGAGTCCGGTGTGTACCGTGTGCAGTACGGCGACATCCAGTACCCGGATCTCGTGCCGGTCGACACCAGTGCGCATCCGTGGGCAAAGACCGTCACATTCTACTCCATGGACAAGATCGGTGCAGCTGAGTTCATCAGCGGTCACGGCGACGACATCCCGATGGTTGACGTCAGCATGAGTCAGTTCGAGTCCGGTGTGCACATGGCGGGCATCGGCTACGGCTGGGGCATCGAAGAAGTCAATCAGGCGATGATGCTGGGGATCAACCTGTCCAACGAAAAGGCGATGGCCGCTCGTCGGGCGTACGAGGAAATGACTGACTCGCTGCTGATGAAGGGTCAGCGCCCGGACGGCAACAGCGCCAAAGACGCTCAATTCAACGGGCTGATTAACTATCCGGGCATCACGACAGTCGCCGCGCCGAACGGTGCATCCGCTTCGCCGCTGTGGGTTAACAAGACCGCGGACGAGATCCTGTCCGATGTCAACAACCTGCTCGCCGGTGTGTGGATTGATTCCCAAAACGTGGAGCTCGCGGATACCCTGTTGCTGTCGGAAGCGTCGTATCTGGCCCTCGCCAATACCCGCATCCCGTACACCAACATGACGCTCCTCAAGTACGTGATGGAGAACAACATCCTGAAGATGCGTTTCGGCCGCGACCTGACCATCCGTGCCGTTCGCGGCCTGGAGACTGCCGGTGCCGGTAGCACGAAGCGCGTCGTCGCGTATCGACGTTCGCCGGAAGTGCTGAAGGCTCACGTTCCGATGCCGCTGCGTTTCCTGCCGGTGCAGGTACGCAATCTGCGCTACGTCGTGCCGGGTATCTTCCGCCTCGGAGGCTTGGACATTCGCCGCGAAGGCGGTGTGCGCTACCTGGATAACGTGTAAGGAGAACGACATGAGCGAAAACAAAGTCATTCGCGTATCGAACGCGAGCAAGGGGAAGGTCATTCTGCCGTCCGGTGTCAATCTGTCCGCTGGTCAGAAGTGCACCTTGCAGGAAGACGACCTGAAGAGCGCCGTGGTTGCTGCGTGGTTGGAAGGCGGTACGCTGCGTATCGTTGGCGAGGACGCCGACGACGGCAATACGGCCGAGAAGAAGGCCGCTGCCGAGGCCAAAGCCGCCGCTGAAAAAGCGGATGCTGAAGCCGCTGCCAAGGTGGGGGCCGAGAAGAAGGCCGCTGCCGAGGCAGAGCAAAACGCGGCCGACGCCAAGAAGCAGAACGGGGGCAAGGCTCCGGCTGCTCCGGCTTCCAAGTAAGGAAAGGCTGTGGCGACTGAACTAGACTTAGTTAATCGATCTGACCCGGACGCCGAACTGTTCCTCGTCCGGTTCCCGGTGTTCGCGCCTGTCGATTCTGGTTTGGTTCAGATCGCCCTTTCCGAAGCAACAACGCACGTGGACAGTACGTGGCTCGCGCGTGATTACCAGATGGCGATCATGTACTTTGCTGCGCACTCGTTATGGATGGAAGGAGAGCCTCAACGCTCCCTGGACGCGGCGGCATTGGCTGACGATGTTGCGCGTGTGCAAACAGTGGCAGGCGGGCAAGTTAAGCGCACGCGTGTCGGTGACGTTGAAACTGAATTTCACGAGCGTAAAGGAAACACGCTCGCAACATCTGGCAGTGATGCCGCGAATAAGGTCATGGTCGGGGCGGAAGACGAACTGTCGCGCAGTACATACGGCCGAAAATTCATCGCACTGCGTCGTCGCAGTCGCGGGCATATGCGGGCGCTGTGATGGTTGCACGCGTATCCAAACGCCGTACACAAAAGCCGCTACATGCGCCTGTGAACGCGTACACAAAGCTCGGCTTCCCGAGAGGCACGGATAGCCACGTGCTCAGCAAGGCAGTTTGGAACGAATACGGCACTGAGACTGCTGACGGCGAAGAGCACATTCCCGAACGTGCCTTCTTTCGAAATGGCATGAAGGACTCGGCGCGTCAATTCAAGTCCACGCTTAACCGCCTTGGTCGCAAGGTGCTCAATGGTACACTGACTTCATCGCAAGCTGTAGATCAGGTTGGCTTGTTTGGCGTTGGTAAAATTCAGCAGTCCATCGTTGACCTCAAGGATCCACCGAACGCGCCGTCAACGATCGCACGCAAGGGTTCGTCCAACCCGCTGATCGACACTGGCAACATGCGACAGTCGGTAACACACGAAGTCGTGGAGGGCACGCCATGAGCGCACCCGTTCTGCTGACATCTGCAATCGCTTTGGACATGCTCGGTAATACCGCATTCCAAATCCGTCGCGGTGCTGTTGGCAGCCATGTCGACGGACGTTGGGTTTCCGATACGGCTGTTGTTGACGACGCCGTTGGTGCGCTACATCATGCCCGCCAATTCGGCGACGCTGCCGAGGTGCTACAACAGCACCCTGAGTTCGACGCTGTTGAGGAAGCGGTGTTGGTGTGGTCGCGTACTGCAATGTCTGCGGCTACCAGCGATGCGTCTGCGGATGTTGTCTTGTACGCTGGCAAAGAGTACAAAGTGCTTCACATGTGGGACCGCCAAGAGGGCGGCGTGTATCGTGTACTAGCGGGGCGGATGCGTGATCGAAACCACACTGTTTGACATCACGCGTAGCTGGTTGATACAAGCCACAGGGCTTCCCGATATCATTCAGGCACACGAGAGCGCACCGCGCCCTAACACTGCGCATGGTGTGCTAAACTTGCTGCGATCGCGGCAAGTGACCCCCGTTGATGACTTTGTTGTGGAAGCTAACTCCGCGTATGACGAGGAGGCTCCGGGCGACGAAGTACCCGGTTGGATTGGCACTGTTCGCGGGTTGGGCTGGACGTGGTCGCTGAACATCTACGCGCAAAATGCGATGGACTTGGCTAACGCGATTCGGCCATGGAAGGACACTGCTGAAGGACAACTGTTAGTGTTTCCGCTTGTGATCCACAATGTGTCGGATCCACAGCGTTTGCCGGTGCTACGCGAAAACGCATGGCAGGTTCGCGTTCAGATGGAAATTGAAATGCAAGCGTACGTCACAACGCTCCGTCATAACGCACCCGGCTCTCCTGGAAGCGCAACGAATCCACCAGCCGAACAAACGCTTGAATTTTTGGGTCGAGTTCCGCAAGAGCTGGCAGATCCGATCACGATCGATATCTTTACCGACACCGATCGAAACTTGCAGGCAGGGTTAGTGCCTGTGCCGTTAACACCAACAGCGCTTCAGGCGCAGCTTACATAGGAGGCCGCATGGCAACTGTACCCTATACTCGCGTCGTGAATGTGACGCTGGAACGTCAGGATAACTTCCCGACAATTCGTGGCTTCGGTGTCCCGATCATCATCTCCGGTGTTGTATCGGATGTGACAGCCGGTGCCGTTGACGCAACAACCAGGACAAAGGTCTACGGCAGTATCGCCGAAGTCGCCGAGGACTGGGGCACAGGCACAGACGCCTATAAGATGGCGCAGCGCATGTTCGGCCAGAACCCGGCTCCGCTGCAAGTGAAGATCGGTTACGCCAATCCGCTGAACGCTGTGGCGGATGAAATGAACGCCATCGAAGCCTATGATGCAGGCTGGTACATCGGCGCTCTGGACCATCACGCCACGTGGTTTGACGTTGCTGCCAAGGCTACCGACTTCGCTGACTGGTTCGAGTCTCGCCGCAAGCAGATCTTTATGGACAGCGTGGACGCCGATACTGAAAACCCGGCTGTCGCAACCAGCATCGCGGCAACACTGCAAGACGCGTATGAGCGCAGCGCTGTCTTCTACCACGACACCGCGACCGCGTACCTCGCCGCCGCTGTGGCTGCGTACATGAGCACGCGTAACCTGGACGCCATCGACTCCGCGTACACCGCCAAGTTCAAGGAAATGACTGGGATCGCTGCTGTGGACAAGAGCTCCTCGGCGATCCAAGGCGTGACCGGATTTGTTCCCGGTACTGGCCTGGACAATACGCAGGGCAATTTCGCCAACACGTACATCGACATCGGCGGTCGTTCGTTCCTCGTGGAAGGCTGCAACGCGAACGGCGGGTTCCTGGACGAAATCCATGCTTCGGACTGGATCGTTACCCGTACCGAAGAGGAAGTGCTGGCCCTCATGCTGAACCGCCCGCGTATTCCGTACACAGATCGCGGCATTAACGAGTTCGTGCAAGCCATCCAGCGGATCATGAGCCGTGCGTCGGCCAGCGGCCTCGTCGCCGACTACGAAAACGCGAACGGCGATCTGGTGCCGTGGGAAATCGCTGTGCCGCGTGTGGCTACCATTTCCGCAGCCCAGCGTCGCCAGCGCATCGCACCGACGATTACGTGCCGGTTCCGCTACAGTGGCGCGGTGCACTGGTCCGAGATCCGTTACACCATGACGTTCTAATAGGGGGACAACAATGACTCAACTCACAACATTTTCTTTCGCGAACGTCAGCGTCCTGATCGACGGCTCGCCGGTTACCGGCTTCTGGGAAGGCGACGACGCCATCGTTGTAGAACGCAATGCACCCGACGGCAACGCGGTCGTCGGTGTTGACGGCGACGCCGTTGTGTCGCGTCCAGTCAACAACAGCGTGACTATCAAGCTGAAAGTCAGCCCAACAAGCGCTGCTCACCAGCTTCTGACGCAGAAGAAGCGCAACATCGACAACAACCTGATTTCGGACTTTGCCGTGAGCATTACCGACACAGGCAACGGCGAAGGCGGTGCGGCTACGCAAGCCACCATTCTGCAAGCTCCGAATTCGCAATTCGGTGAGAACGCTTCGGAACGGGAATGGACGCTGTTTGCGAACGACTGGGTGGAGAACGCTGTCGCATACACCCTGTAACCGTTGGACAAACCGCGCCATGGATGGCGCACTAACACTGACGAGGAATCAGTAATGGCAGAGAAACAATTTGGCGGACAGACGTTCCGCTGCAATAAGCTCCCGGCGAAGCAGGCGACCGTCTTGTTCTTCCGCTTGACACGTGCGCTCGGGCCGCTGGTGGAAGCGCTGGACGACCTGGAGAACGACTCTGCGGTACTGCGCTCAGTTGGACACGCGCTCAGCCAAGCCGACCCGCAAGTCAGCGCGGACCTCGTGTTCGACCTGACTGCGTGCGCAGAGGTGCGCGATACGCAGAACATCTACAATCCGGTGATCTACGACATCGCGTTTGCAAATGACGTAGCGCTGGCGTTCAAGGTCGCAGCGTGGGTTATTCAGGTGAATTACGCGGATTTTTTCGACGGGCTGGCGGCAAGAATGCCAAGCCTGCGAAAAGTAGCGGAGCCGCCCTCACCGCCCTCGAAATAGCGCGGGCTGCGCCAACCATTACATCAGACGCGGCGAAGGCTTTTTACCTTCGTCCTGTTATGGAGGATCCGCCGCTGTGCAGCCTCGCAGAACTGTGCACAGTGCTAACAATAGACGACCTCGCTGATCTGCACGAGGTCTGCAACCTAAGAGCAACAGCAAAGGCGAAACAGTAGTGGCGATTGTCGACGAACTTATTGCTATACTCGGCTACGAGGTCGAGGGTCAACAGGAGGTGGAAAAGTTCCGCCGAGGTGTTGACAAGGCTGAGAAAGGCGTCGACGCGTTCGCCACTACTGCCACACGCGCCCGCGCTGCAACAAAGCAGTTCACAGCCGGGGTTAAGTCTGCCCTCGGTCCGCTCAAATCATTTGCCGCCGATGCTAGTCTTGTCGCAAAACGTGTCGGCGTAGCGACTGGACTGTTGGGCGGGCTGGCTGTTAACGAAGGCCGTGAGTTTGAAGACTCCATGGCAGACGTTAACAAGATCTTGGACTTGACCCCGGACAAGCTGGCAGCAATGTCCGCTAACATCCGGGAAATGTCCCGCGACATTCCGTTGGCTGCGTCCGGCCTTGCTGACATTGTTGCTGAAGCTGCGCAAGCTGGTATCGCTGCAACCGACCTCGACAGGTTTACTCGCTTCGCCGGTAAGGCATCCACAGCTTTTGATATAGACCCAAAACAGGTCGGTCAAGACTTCGCAACGCTGCGAAATGTGTTGGGGCTCACGCAAGACAAGATGGAGTCGCTTGGCGACACAGTTAACCACTTGTCCAACAACATGAACGCCAAAGCCGAGCAGATCATTAACTTTGCGCGCAGAGCAGCCGGTTCTGCAAAACTGTTCGGTGTAACAGGCGAAGAGCTGTCCGGGCTTGGCGCGAGCCTCATTGCGCTTGGGGTCATCCCTGAAACCGCAGCGCGTGGCGTGAGCGCACTGGCTAACCGTGTGCGCAAAGACAGTGCTAAGATCTCCGAGGCGTTCGATTCCGTCGGTATTTCGCAACAGGAATTCCTCGCCAAGCTCGACGCAGGACAAGGCCAACAAGCGCTGCTGGAGTTGTTCACACGCCTTGGTGAACTGGACACCACAACAGCATCGCGCGCCCTGAGCGAGTTAGTTGGGGCGGACTTTGCCGATGACTTCGTCAAGGTTGGTCAGAACATTGGAATTCTGCAACAAGGCTTCAAGCTAGCTACCGACGAAGCCGCAAAACTAGGCAGCGTTCAGCGCGAGTTCGAAAGCCGCGTTGTGACAACGACGTCTAAGTGGATCAAACTCAAGAACACACTGTACACCCTCGCGGCTGGACCAGTTAACGCAATCCTTGATGGATTCAAAGCCGTTGCCGACACGGTGCAGGAGATTGTTGACCTTGTAAAAGAGGCCGATACCGCTGCTGAAGGATGGCAGAACGTATTGACGTTTACGCTTGGCATGGACGACGCTGAGGCGGCTGGCGTTGTCGAGTTCTTTACCACGCTGAAAGAAATTGTTGTGGGGGCTATTGACACAATCCAGGCAACGATCGCCACGCTGCGCAGTGCTGTTGACGGCGTGTTTGGAGAGGGCGCGTTTGACGCGGCAGTCGTGAAGCTCACTAGCGTACTCGGCAAAGCGGGTATCGGGCTGTCTAAGTTCTTGGCATCCACAGGCACAGCCGGGAAAACCCTTACCACGCTAGCGGGCTACCTGAAGCTCGTAGCCGCGCCCGTGCGGGCACTGGCTACGCTTGTACCTGAATTTGCTAAAGGCTTTGCACAGGGGCTCGCGCAGGGCGTGGCGAACGCTGGCAAAGCGGGGCAGGCAATAACAGCGTTCCTCAACGCAATAAAGGGCGGCGTTAAGACAGTGCTGTCCTTTGCATCGTCCGCGGCTAAAATTGGAAAGGGCATTTTGTCTATCGGCAAATTTGCCGGGAAGGCCGTGCCGGGGCTTAACCTTGTGATTGGAGCAATCACCGGGCTTGTGGACGCGATTGTTGTGCTCGCTAACGGCGGTTCAGCAACTGAGGCCATCGCCGCATTCATCGGCGGCATCTGGGATACTGTGGTCGGCTTCCCACTCATGCTTGCTGACTGGGCTGCCGAAGTCGTTAAATTCTTGACCTTTGGTTTTGTTGATTTCACGGGCATCACCAGCACGCTGCGCGAATGGCTGTCGTGGGACAACATCGCGGATATTTTCACATCGTGGTATGCAGGACTCGAGGAGTGGGTGGGCAAGGTCACCGGCTTTGTAAGCAAGGTCGGTGACGTTGTCGGCGGGCTGTTTGGTAGCGACACCGAAGACCCTAACGCTGCCGAGGAGCCCGGTCTGTTTTCGCGTTGGTTTGGCGGCGACGAACCGGCACAGCCGTCGCTAGGGCGTCAGCTCGCCGTTGCCGGTGCAACACCAGCGGCGGCGAGTGCACTGGCTGCTAGCAACGTGACCAGCGCAACCACAAACAATCGCGGCGGTGACACGTTCAACGTGTCCACAAACGTTAGCCAAACAGTGAACGGACAAACAGCTCCTGACGCCGCTGCCGATTCTGTGAACCGCAATCTACGCTCTGCTGCACAGCGCCGCCGCGTATATGAACAGACGGAGGCCGGACGCTAATGGGTGCCGTGATCGTTACGAAAAGCATGGGCGGTATTGCGCTCGACGTTGTTGTGGAAGAGCAGCACACTTCCACGTTAAATATCACGCGCATGCCAGTTGAACGCGGCGCGGATATTTCAGACCACGCGTATCTTGAGCCGCGTACGCTGACGCTTCGCGGTGTAGCGGGGCGGCGGCTTGGCACAGCGTCTTCTGTTCGCGTCGAATCGCCAAGCGAAACGTATGCGCGCATCCTGCGTCTGCAACAAACGCTTGAGCCGTTTGATGTACAGAGCGGGCTGCTGTTGTATCGCAGCATGCTGATCCGTAGCATCACGGTCAGCCGACGCGAGGACACCGCATCCGTCTTGGAATTTACGGCTGAGCTGCAAGAGGTGCGCTTCGCGGGTGCGAGCCGTGCAATTACAGTCGGCGCAGCTAAGGGCGGCATTGCTGTTGCGCTCAGTGCGGAGGTATTGCTCCCTAATACGCTAACTGTTGGCGTGAGTGTTACGGCCGACATGACGCCGTATTTGCGCGCTGCGCCAAGTGTGCAGCGTGGCGACAGTGTGTTGCGTGCAACTGTGCTTGATGCCAGCACGCGCGAAGGTATGAACAATCTGCGTTCGATTGGCGTTGCTGTGCCGCGTGTGCAAGAAGTTCTTGACGCTGCGACCACAGTCACAAGCGATGTCGCGCAGGCTATCAATACGGCTGTTGCTGGCGTAGTTGATAGCGTGCAGACCGTGTCGCTTAACGGTGCAACGGGGCAGGCTTTCAGCGCGGTGTTTAATGGCGTGCGCCATGAGTTCAGTTTCCGCTATAATCCCGCAATAGAGCGCTTCGTTGTTGATATTGCAAAAGGAGGGCAGCGTGCGTTGACTGGCGCTGTGCTATCGGGGGCAACAGACGCGTTGCGCAACGCGGCGGCGTTGGACATTGGCGAGCTCGTGGCTGTGCCTAAGAACGCGGCGCAAGCAGTAGCGCCAACACTGCAAGCGATACGCGATGGACAAGTTAACGTGTACCTCGCAAAACTTAAAGCAGTAGCATCTAGTACAGGTATTTCAATCGCATGAAGTTTCTTCGCAGCATACAACTGAATTTCCCAGACATGGGCGTGAACGTTGTAGACCTGCGAATTGACTTCGATGTTGAGAAGACTGTTAGCGGTATTCCCAACGCTGCGACGATCAAGGTGTACAACCTTAGCCGCGCTACGCGTACACGCTTAAAGGAGGAGGGCGGTAAGGTCGAATTGCTAGCTGGATACCGCAGCGGTGACGGGGAGCTCGGACTCGCCTTCGCTGGCACAATCAGCGACGTTGTTCACGAGTATACAGGCGACGACGTGGTTACGACGCTTGAATGCGGTGACGGCGATAAGTCACAGGTGACTGGGTTTATCAGTAAGACATATCCTCGCGGAGCAAGTATCGAGTCGATTGTTTGGGACATTCAAGAACTCGGCATGCCGGACGTTTCGCTTGGCGACACGATTGGCCTTGCAACGCTGCCAGCGCTGCAACGCGCACTGTCCTTCCAAACAACGCCGCGCAGAGCGTTAGACGAGCTTGGACGCACGTATGGGTTCTATTGGTCGATTCAGAACGGTGCGCTAGAGGTTGTTAAGAAGGACAGGTTCATTCCTAGTGTGACGGACCTCACACCAGAAACAGGGCTCATTGACACGCCTGCAATCAGCGATAAAGGCATTACCGCCCGCGCATTGCTGGACACAGCAATTCGGCCGAACCGCGTTGTGCGCCTCGACAGCGACAAGCTACGCGACGAAGGTGCGTCGGGAGAATACCGTGTGTCCAGCGTGAGGTATACAGGCAGCAACTATTCCGGCGACAATACGGTTGAGCTAGAAGGCGAGCGTATTCACGGCGACACGGTGGTCGACGTATGAGCGGGGCACAAGGCAACGGCACTCGCGGCGTCGCTGGCGAAGCGTCACCGCTTGTTGCGCAGAACGAGCGCGCGAATATGAACGTGCACGCATACGGCGAGCTCGTGGCATTTGATCCGTCTACGCAGCAAGCAACCGTTCGCTTGATGCACAAGCCAACCGTTAACGGACAGCCCGTTGACCCTTTGGAGTTAACTGAAGTACCTGTGGAACAGGTACGCGGCGGAGGAGGGTTCTGCTTCACGTTACCGCTTGTTCCGGGAGATAAGCTACGCGTCCAGTTCAACGACAAGGACCGAGACGCGTATTTCGAAACAGGAACACCGCAACAAGCGCGAACCGATAGGCTTAACAGCTTATCGGACGCATTGGCGTTCCCGGGAGGCTACCCCGATCCGTATGCGCTCGTAAACTACGACACGCAGAATCTGTTCATTGGCCGTATTGACGGTGTGAACGGTTTCGCGATGGATGCACAAGGACAGATATCGTTTGTCGCTAACGGCGAAGAGTTAATGACGATACTGTGGGAGCTACTGAATACACTTGCGCACACGACAACAACAGTGGGCGCAGGGTCCTCGGCTGGCGTGTGGAATAACACACAGCAGTCGGATTACGCAGCGTTGCGCGATCGGCTTGACAAGGTGAAGCGGTTGTGAGTACGTATTGCGGCATCGCGATGAACATGGCGCGTACAAGCGCAGCGCAAGTGCCAGACGTCTATGACATTCATTTCAACGTCGCTGGCGTTCTTGTCTTGGTGGAAGACTCGGAAGCTGTTGCGCAGCGTGTACGTCAACACATTGAGGCATATCGCGGCGAATGGTTTTTAGATCGCACTGACGGCGTGGAGTGGCTGACTCGCATCTTTGTTCAGCCGTTTAGCCAAGACGTCGCAGAGGCTTTGTTAAAGACAGCAATCCTCGATGTTCCGGGGGTTGCAGAAATTATTGAATTTGATATGCAGGTGGATCCGTTGAAGCGCAGCTTGAAAGTATTGCGCATCGCTGTCCGTACAGACTTTGATGAAGAGGTACAAGTATAATGCCTTCCCCGTACGGTGTAGTCGCAACAGGCTTCAGCCTTAAAACGTTAGCTGAAATTCTTGCTGATCTTGAGGCAGCAGAACAGGTACAGTTCGGCGCGGGTATTGTGCTCGACGGTGCGTCTCCGCTGGGGCAGTGGAACGGCATCGGTGCCGATGCGATCGCTGAAGTGTGGGAGCTAGCTTCGGCGGTGTATAACGCGTACGATCCGTACGCTGCCGTTGATGTGCGCTTGGATTTCCTAGGCTCTATTCGCGGCGTTACACGTAGCACAGGCGAGTCTGACGCAGATTACCGAAATCGCATTACGAATGCCAACAGCGGAAACATTCGTACCCGTCAGCTTGAGGATTCCATCTATGCTGTGAGCGGCGTCACGTGGGTTAACGTTATTGAAAACGCCACAGCGATCACAGACGCTAACGGACTTCCGGCTCATTCTATCGCGATTGCTGTTGTTGGCGGAACTGATAGCGATGTTGCCTTGGCTATTTGGAATAGCACGACGGCTGGAATTGGGCTGGCAGGCAACACGCTAGTCACCGTTAGTCCTAGCGGCTACTGCTATACTGTAGAATTTATTCGCCCTGTAGACACGCCGATTAAAGTCGCCGTAGACATATCGCTTGCTGTGGACATGTGCAACTGTTCGACCACGGCTGCGAGCGAAATCGCTAGCGCGCTGGCAACACGGCTCAGTGATGGCTGTCGCTTGTTTAATGGTATGACTATCACACCGCAGACCATTCGGAACGCATTGCGTGAAGTGACTGGCGTCACTGTGGAGTGCGTTAAGTTTGCACATGTTGGGAACGCTGTGTCGTCATCGCCGCTAACATTTGACATTAACGAGCTGCCCTCAATCACTGCCGACAACGTCAGCGTGACATACGTTGCAGCGGACACAGGGTGCGGGGTGTGACATGGCGCTCTGCGATACTTCCGACTTCGTAACAAAGCGCGCAGGGCTTGTTCGTACACAATACCGGGAAAGCACGAATCTTCGCTGGATGATTAACCGTCTGCTCACGGATGTACAAGAAGGAGCGGATGGGCTGTGCAGCATACTTAACGCGTTTGACCTGGACACTGCAACGGGTCACCAACTAACGCTGATCGGACGCTGGATGGGTTGGCCTCGCGATCACTGCACAGGCCGGAAGCTCCCCGTATTTGGTTTCGCATGCACAGGCGGCGAATGTTCAGGGCGCGGCTACATCGTCGAGGGCTTCTGTGAAACTGGCGACTTCGTGCATTGGGGTTGCGGTGTAGCGCCGTCGCGCGGCGAATACGCATTCACCGATGACGAACTGTATCGTGCGTTCTTGAAAGCGCTGGTGTATAAACACCGCAGCGATTTCACGCGCCAAGCGCTACATGACGCAGCCGCCGAGCTGTTTGGTTCTGCTGTCACAATACGGGACGTGGAACCCGGTGTGGTTGCTGTACACACTGGACGGCTGCTCACTGACGACGAAATGGAAATCACGCACCTCTATGAACAGGTGTTGCCGGTCGCTCCCGGGGTTGAATTTCGGCTGTATGAATCGGACAGTGCACCGTTTGGTTTCGGCGACGGTTGGGGCGGTTTTTGCGGCGTGTTCCCGACGCCACTTTATAACACATAGGAGCAACGCATGGCTGACATGACAGTATGCACTACAGAGTTCGCGCACGCGGGAACGCTGACAGATCCGGGTGCAATTAAAGACAACGGGTTCGCGTGTGGACCGGCGAATCCGTATCATTTCAACTGGTTGTTTAATTGTATTCACAATCAGATGGTTGAAATCAACGCTGCGAACAACGTTAACTCCGGGTCCCCCGCTTCTGGCCTTGCAGCCGGATCGATTATCTGAGGTTAGCAATGAGTGTATTTAATCCACAGACTGAATTCGCGCTGTTCCTTACTGGTAACAGCGACATCACAGACTTCACATCATTCTTTGCTAAAACAAGAGCGATGCCCGCGCTGGATTTCGTACTATCCGGGCTCGTCGCCGCTGGCTTGTTTGACATGGAAGTGTCTGAAACTGCGCCTGCTAGTACGCTGAAGATCTGGGTGGACCCCAACGCCACGCCGGAGACGCTGTCGTCTGCTGTTAAGATTTATAACGCAGAAGCTAGCGCGTGGCAGACCGCAACTTTGCCTCTGTTCGCGAAGTTGATCGAACGCCTCACGAGCGGTGAGCAGCATTTGTTCTTGTCCGCTGACGCTAACGCGACGAGTCAGGCATGGCATATTGTTGACACGTCCGCAGGTGGTGTGACTATCGATCTTTCGGCATTGGTTACGTCAGGGAACTATGTTTATATTTCAGACGCCGAGGGAACGTTCGACATTAACAACGTCACACTCACACACACGGCAGGCGACACAATAAACGGCGCGGCGTCACCGTTTATTGTTGACGTCCGAAATTCGACGCTCAAACTTGTTCGGAAATCCTCCGGCGATTGGTCTGTTATTAAATTCGGTGTATAAGGAATACCTCATATGGCTTCTAACCTTACACAAACGTCCTCCAAAGTAGAGCGTAGTTCGTTGTCGGATGCGTTGAAACTTCGCTCGCCTACACACACAGCAACATTTCGCGTCATAGGACGGCTAACGCCTGACGACGGTTATGCTGGCGACTTCACATGGCGTCCCGGGAATTTTACTGCAGAAGTGGCAGCAGATACCGTTAACGCGCTGTACATCCCGTCGTCGGACGACCCCACGGGCGCGAACGGCGTGTTTATGCGAAACATCAATGGCGAACTCAATCTAAACTGGTACATAGTCGGTGACGCTGCCAGCAATGACCAAACAGCCGGCTTCAATGTGGCGCTGCACCATTGCGCAGAGCTAAGCGTTGGGTGCTGTATCCCAAACAAAACTATTCGTATAGATGGGCCGATCACGCAGATAGAGAAAGCGCTCACGCTATACGGACTCACATATGAGCGAATGTCCGGTGCTGGAAGTGGATTGGCCGCGCTGGCTGAAAAATCAGTTCTCGTCTTCGGAGCAGCCGCGTATCTGCAACTGCTGAACAATACAAACTACGTGAGCGGAACAACGCTGCGAGGTTTCGTTATTCAACACAGTCACACAACGTTTCCAGCAATCGATAACACAAACCACATTCACATCGAATATACACACGTTCTTATCCGCTGCAATGCTATAGGTTATGCGGGAATCCGCTCTGCTGCGTTCTACGAGCAGTATACGCAGTGCCAAGTAGACAGCCCTGTACAATTCGGGCTTAAAACGGATTCGGCTGGGTACGCAATAACATACGATAACTGCGGCTGTGGTGGCAGCGATATCGTTGAAGGCGCGTTAGTGATTGCGACAGACAATGTTAACGTTCGCGGCGGTGCATACGATAACCTGAACGGCGAGTCTATTGTATACGACACCGCCCTCAAGCCAATCCGTGGGGGCGTAATTAGTGGCGTCGGTTTTGAAGGCGCGGGGTCTACAGCCATCGTCTACGGTTCTTCTGCTAACAATAAGGTTCTCGATGCTGTGAACGCCGAGTGCTATTTTCAGACTGGTAGTGCGAACGTTGGCCTATGCGTTGATTTTCGTAATGCAGCAGGCTGCGTGTCGCGCGATCCTAGCGTGTCGCCTAAAGGCGGTGCCAGCACTTTCGCCCAGTACGACGCGGGATCGAAACAGTGCCGTGTAGACATCGCGTATACTGCACTCAACCAAACAACCTCGCCGTTCGTATCTGTAGATGCTGCTGCAAGTTTCGCGGTACTTAATGTTCTTGGAACATTGGAGAGTAACACGCATACAACGCTCATCGGTCAACCGAATCTTACAATCCACGCGTTTAGCGATCGTTTTGGTGCGCTTGAGAACGTTGACGGTTCGTGGAACTTTCAACGCAACTGGGTCAATGACACGGCTAGTTTTGCCTTTACAGATATCGATCTTACAGGTTTCTACGCAACTGTTGACATTGTCAGCACAGCATTGAAAGGCGGCTGCATTGCTGTATACAATAACAGCGTCAGCGTTCTTAGCGGTAATGGCCTTACAACGACGCCAGCTACCGCGAATAGCCTCAACGTAACCATTGCAGCCGGTATACTCACGGTTGAAAACCTGACCGGAGCAAACTGTTTTATCGCACTCCGAGTTCGCCGTCATCGTTATGTGTAATTATGTAACGCGACCCCAATCTGGTCCACTTTCGTAATCCGCTACAACAGGGACGTTGAGCGGTAGCGCGGTCTCCATAACGCGCTGCATTTCGTTGAACGCTTCGTCGCAGCCACCTGGATCGCTGAAGTCCAGCTCGTCGTGTACGGTGAGGCGCGGCACGCCTGTTGCGTCGAAGATGCCGTCTTCCCAACACCGCAGCATCGCCATCTTCATAATATCTGCAGCAGAGCCCTGTAACCGCCTGTTCAGCGCCTTGTGCGTTGCGGCGCGGCGTATGTCTCCGTACGTGCTCAGTGCGGCATGGTACGGAAGGGCAGGCCGTTTATCGTCCCACTCGGCAGGCTCCCACAGGTCAAACCGGCTCTTGCGCCCGAGGATAGTGGTGATCTCTCCCGTCATGTTAACAATGTCTGCGCAGTGCTCTAGCGTGGCGCTGGCATACGGGGCGGCTTGGTGGTAAGCACTGTAGAGTTCGCGGCCTAGCGTGTCGCCTATGCCCAGCATGCGGATCAGCTTTTTCTTACCTACGCCGTAGATCCCGCCGAAGTTGATGTTCTTGATTGGCTTGCGTGGAATGTCCTTGCCTGTTAGCTGCAAGACAAGCGAGTGCGTTTTGTCGTGGTAATCCGTTAGCGGGTTAGCGTTGTACTCGGCACGCAGCGCGTCAGCGCCGTCGCCGACGGCATAGTGCGCAAGACAGCGATATTCGATCTGACTGTAGTCGTAACTGCGCCACAGCTTGTGACCAACATCTGGGACAAACATGCCGCGGATAACAGGTGCCCACGTCGGGTCGCGGCTAGGTATGTTCTGCAAGTTAGGGTCAGACGAGCTAAACCGCCCGGAGCGTGTACCTCCGTCGTCGCTGCGTAGCTGGTGGAAGCTTCCGTAGACCTTGCCTTTGACGTTAGCGTCTAGGATGTACCCCTCGACAAACGTGCCACGCAATTTGGAAAACGAGCGCACATCGCGTATCAGCTCGCCGAGAGGGTGCTCTACATTGTTAAGAAACTCCTTAGTGAAAGACGGGTTGCCCGCTGCTGTGCGGTTGTAGCCCAATCCATTCGCGTCGAACGCTCGCGCAAGGTCATCGTTAACGTTCACATTGCATGGGAACCCGGCTAGCCTGTCGAGTCGCTTTTGCGTAGTTTGCTCTGCTGCGAGCAACTGGTCGCGGGTCTTCTCAGCGGTTGGTATGTCAACGCTAACGCCTTGCATACGCATAGCAACCATGAGACGGATAAGCCCGTTCTCCATGGTGTACACGTCCATGAGCCCGTCCTGCCAGATTTTTTCGTGCAGTATTGGCGCAAGCCGCAGCGGTAAGTCAACATCGCTTTCCGCGTATGGGCCAACAAGCGTCACCGGGGCGCGATAGATGTTAGCACGCTGTTTCGGTGTAACGCCGCCGCCGTACGCAAGGTCGCACCACTTGTACAGTTCCGGACTGTCCTTGCCTTCGTTAAGGTACTTCTGAGCAAGGGCTTCCAACGCAACGGGCGACTTCTCTGTTAGTAACGCCTCGGCGAACTGAACGTCAATCAGCTTACCAGCAACGTCAACGCCCTCTTGTTGCAGCCATCCAAGATCGTACTGCAAGTTAGCTCCAACCTTCACCTGATTGGGGTTGCTGAGCGCGTCGCGTGCCCACGCAAGGACATTAGCTGCATCCAGGTTAAGTTCGCCCTGTACCTCATGCCGCATGGGAAAGTACCACTTCCCAACATGGTGTCCGTCTGTTGCCCCAATAGCGAGTCCGACAATGTGCCCGTCGCCACGACCCCAACCGGGTCCGCGTGTTGTTAAGTTTGGGTCATATGTTTCAACGTCAACTGCGATGGCTTTGGCTGCGCTGAGGTTTGGAAATTCGCGTGGCGGTCGCCACGTACTTTCTGGGATGGCGGGCATAGGCCGATGACGCTTCTGGCCGCGTTCCTGCACAGGGTCGTCCCAGAACATGCCGGTATTATCAAAGCGCATCAACGCATACCCATTAACAGCCCGCGAACCGATCCGCCGTACGCTGTTTTTCCGCGCCACGGCATCGCCTTTGGATATGTCGAAAAGTCGATCTGCTGCGCAAGATCACACACCGCCGCCGCTTGCTGGATGTTAACTGTAAGCTCGACGCCTGCTAGTTCGTCGACGTCGTAGCTTGCACCTTCGCCGTCTTGTCGCGATGTGTTAACAACGCCGTCTTTGATATACGCTCCAAGCCCCTCTGTAAGCTCCTGTACCGTGCGCAGCGCCTCAGCTAATGCGCTGGTATGGGTGAAGGGCTGCGAAAGCGGTGCAGCTTCCAGCATCGCGCGTACGTTGGGCCATTGCAGATCGTATAGCCGCGTTTGCAGCCATGCTCCGTCAGCATAGTGGAATGTCGCGCTGTTCGCGGTTGTTTGGATGTGCGTTGGCGGCTTGTTGATACGCAACAGCTCTTTGATCGCCTTCTCAGGCAGATTAACGTGAACTGGAAATGCTGTATTCCCTAGCCAGTGCTCAATCAAAACGATGTTATTGGTTGCGAAGCAACTATTACCCGTCAGCAGAACGCCTCTGCTCCACTCACGGCTAGCATCCTTTCCGATGAACGGAAGCATAGTACGCAGTACAGTCAGCAACGGAAGCGAAGCATCGATTTCGCTAACGTTGCCTTCAGGCTGCGAAAACATCTGCGCATGCTCCTCCGGCAGGCATTCAATATACGCGCGAAACTTTCCGCTGCGCACGCCTAACCGCCCCTTGTCCGTCATGTAGATCGCGGCTTCGTCTTTGCACTTGGCAACAGCCTTGACAAACGGCGCGGCGCGTGGCAATGCTTGCAAGTCCAATGCGATTGGAGCCGACAACGTAACAGTTCCGTCTGTTGCCGTCACGCGACCGTCAGCGATGCGTACGTGCGTTAGATGCGGTGTGACGCTTTTTTCAATAACAGTGCCTTTCACAAACTGCAACGCGTCAAGCATTAGAAGAGTCCTCGTTGATGCACAGCGATCGGTTCGATGCGCGTGATCGCGTCCTGTACGACGTGCAAGTTGAACGCCATGCGATATCCCGGGTCGCTTACAAGCCAATCCAAGTCAAAGCCGTAGTGCTTCACTTGCTTGGAAATGTGGTCGACCGTTGTTGGTGGCATGTTGGCAACGTGCTTCCCGGCTTCTTTGGTGTTAGGGCTTTCGGCCGAGATGCTAACCGGCTGCACCCAACCGTTCGCGGGCAACAGAATATTTCCCATCGCGCCGACCATTACCCAAGACGCTGAGTCTACGCTAAACCAGTCGCAAGCACGCACAGATCGTGCTCCGGTGGTTGCCAGCCCGTGCAACCGGGTTTCAGGTCTGTGCCGTGTTGACACATCGTTAAGCCACGCGACCCGAACGTGTTCTGCTAGCGTTTGACGTGGCGAGATGCACACGTAGCTGGACATATCTTCGCACGCCGTTAACCGCTCCCACGGCTCGCCTTGGTGAAACACGGGCAGTACACGCGGTCCGATAGCGGCAACCAGCTTTTTGAAGTTAACGTCCGAATCAATTAGCGCTTGCTCAACCTCTTTTGCGGTGGCTTGTCGTTCGCGGCTACCCGGGATCACGTCCAGGTTGATAAACCACATTTCAGCAAAGTGCTCGCCAAAGCGGTTCCAAATATCCTCGTAGATCGGCTGCAAGTGCGCGAGGTGCATCGGCTTACCAATGCTCCACGCCGTGAACGCACCGGAGTCCAACAGCATTGTGATATTACTAGCAACGCCAAGTTCGACTGCTCGCTCCATCCAGCGGTACGCGTTCTTGATATAGCTACCGTGGCACGATTGCAGGCGGTGTTGACAGTAGCCAACAACGTGATCGTAGAGCGGCGAACCTCGCTGAATGGCCTCTACGCCTGAAAAGTAAAACCGGATGGGCATGAGGTCACCCGAACATCGACAAAACGTCAGCGTCCTCGGCTGCGCCGCGCCACGGCGTACCCGTGCGGATCTGTTTGACCAGCATCTGCCAGCCGTCCCAATCACGCGGGTTTAGTGCGAACATGCTGTCCAATGCGATACCGTTAACTTCGAATGCAAGCCACTTGCGAAGGCACGCTTTGCACGCGCCGCAATGTCCATCGTCGCTGGAATAGCAGGACGTTGTTGCTGCCAGCGTGTCGGCCTCGCCAAACTCTCCGCGATACCATTCCACGAGCGCGGACTTCGCCATGTTCTTGAGCGGGAGTTCAATGCTGACTTCGCCCTTACCGGGGAAATGGTGGCTGTCATACACGTGCGACAGCACGCCGCCTGCCAGTCGCGCGAACTCGAAGTCCTTGTCGGTGCTGTTGTCGCCAGCCGTTGCCCCGATGTAGATGCGCTCGCCGTAGAAGCTGGCAACCGTTGCAAGCAACAGGTTTCGCGCGGGCACAATAGCGTCCTCGCGTTCGTACCGGCTAAGGTCAAGTACACCGTCAACAACTGTGACGTCACGCGGTGCCGTGCGTTTGATGCTTTCGCGCTCTTTCTTGGAATAGCGTGCGCCGCTGTCGATGTACACCAGTTGCGCGTCCGGGAATGCGTGTGCGAGGACATGGCTGTCCATGCCTGCACTGTAAAGAATGACTTCGTTCATACTGCCCCCTATTTAATCAGCCCCATGTACTCAGCACGCGTCTCCGGGTTGTCACGGAACGCGCCGCGCATGGCCGACGTTGTTGTGCGCCCGCCTGCGATCTGAACACCACGCGTCGTCATGCATGTGTGCTCTGCTGTGATAACCACAGCAACACCGAGCGGTTCCAGGTGCTCTTGCAACGCATCTGCGATGTTGTTAGTGAGCCGCTCTTGCACTTGCAGTCGGCGGGCAAAGATGTCCACAACGCGAGCGATCTTGGACAGACCGAGAATCTTGCCGTTTGGTATGTACGCTACATGGGCAACACCGAGGATCGGCGCGATGTGGTGTTCGCAGTGGCTAAAGACGGGGATGTCCTTGACCAGTACCATTTCGTCACAGCCGTCTGCGCCGTCTTCAAACACTTTCATGACTTGTGCAACATCTTTCCCGTAGCCACCGAACCACGTGCGCCACGCTTTCAGAACGCGTTTCGGTGTATCCCGCAAACCTTCACGGTCTGGGTCCTCACCGATAACTTGCAGCATACGGCGAACGATGTCCTCCTCTGCCGAGGCGGCATCTGTTTCTTCCCACGGAAACACAACCCAATCCAAAGCCGCGTCAGCCGGGTCGGTCTTGTCCACCAAAGCAAGAAACGGGATTCCGGGGTACTGGTCGCAATACCGTTCCATCGTTGCACCGCTGTCGATGATGTCATCAACGAACACGTCTGCATCTTGCGGGTTGGCGCAAATATGTATCGCCCACACTTCCGACGCAGCTTTGAGTAGGTATGCAGCCGGTACGCCTCCGCGGGGTATCGGGTATACACGTAGCGGCTGTCCGCCTTTGGCGTACAGTTGAGGATCAGGTACAAGCTGACGCGCCCGCTCAAGCAAGTCGGCGTGTGTGAAATAGTGTTTATTCATAGACGTAGTCCTTGCCCGGTTCTGAATAGATAACGTCGGTGCTGTCGCATGCAGCAACAAACGCCAGCCAGTCGTCATGGAATGCTTCGGCGTAACCTGTCGCGGTCTCGTGTACTGTTACGCTGTGCACGTGCAAGCCCCGCATCGACGGCAGCGCAGACACCTGACCAAACAGCAACACCGCAAGCGCTTCAGCGCTCGGGTTAACCGGCAGCTGAATCCAGCGCTCGTTATGCTGCATGATGAAGGACCGGAAGTCCACGCTGTCGTCTGGCCCCAGAATGTACGCATGGTCGAACTTGTCGATCAAATGCTTAACTTCATGCAGTGCGCCGAAGTCCTTGACCATTGCAGCGCGGTCTAGGTCGTTAACCGTTGCGCCGAGTTTCAGCTCCACGATGAAACTGTGCCCGTGGATGTTAAACGAGCAGCGTCGGCTTCGCTCGCAGTTGCGGACAACGTGCGCCGCTTCGAATTTGAACAGTTTTCGGATTAACACGTATCACCTCACTTTGTAATTAACAATGTCCGGGTACTTGCCGCCAAGTTCCACAGTAATTTCTCGCGGCGGTAATAGCTCCCCGCTCATTGCGCGCTTGTGCGCTTCCTGCGATGTCTTAGGAACACCGCGTCGCTTGTCTAACGTGCGGTCGTTCCACCAGCGTTTCGAAATGAACCATGCAGTTGACGCAGCGTCGAACAGTTTGTATTCCGTATACGTTTGATAACCGCATGTATACACAACATGCAACGTCTGTTTTCCTGAGCGCCCAACATACAGTCCATACGCGACCGCGTCTACATGCAATGTAACACGGTGTTTCTTCGGCGGCTCCGCTTGTTTTCTACGGGTAATAACTTCGTCTTTGCCTGCCTTTGTTTTGAGCTTTTGCTTGAAGACGAATTCATGTTTGCAAGATGGGCAGATGCGCACACTTCCCGCGACCATTAGCCCGCAATCTGGGCACACTTTCGTGATTGCTTCGCCCGCACCCTTTTTCTTTTTAGCCTGCACCTGGACGGCGTTAATTGGCCCAAGCCGTTTGATATTGCCAGCATAATCGCGGACGATACAGTGCGGTTTCGGTCCAGCAGCAATAGCCGCTAGCCGCTGCTCAGGCGTGTCGAGTATGTGTCCGTCAGCATACACAACCCGCGACCCACGGCCAAGCATCTGAATATGTAGTACAGGTGACGCCGTAGGACGTAGCAGCCCGACAAGATCCACGCTAGGGCAGTCGTATCCAGTTGTCAGTGTCTCAATGGATACGAGCGCTTGTGCACTACCTTCTTCGAACTTGGCGATACTTGTATCGTTGGCCCCTTTGCTCTGCTTAGAGTGCACGACAGCGGCCACAATGCCACGTTCCAGCAGTGCGTGTTGCACGTGCTCAGCGTGCTTGACGTCGATCGCAAACAATAGCCATTTCCGATAGCGTTCTTTGTACTGCACAAGGTCGTCGCAGATCTGCGCGGTAAGCTCTTCCCTGTCAAGCTGCTCTGCCAGCGCACGCACAACGAAGTCGCCGCCTGCTTTGCGGACGCCGTTGGTGTTCATTTCGATTGTGGGTTCGCGTGCAATCATGTCGGACAAATAGCCCTGATCAACCAGCGTTAGCAAGTCAACTTCGTAGCATACGCCAGTAAACAGGCGTTCATCGCCTTCGTGCAGATATCCAGTTCCAAGTCGGAAATGCGTTGCAGTTAACCCCACAACGGGGCACGTGAACAAGTCTAAGAACTTGCGGTATTGTCCGACGGCCTTGTGCGGTATACGGTGGCACTCGTCCACCAGTACGATCGTGATCCCGCGAAAATAGTGCGGGCTATTCGCTGCTGTTTGGATGCTGGCAACCGTTATGCGCCGACGTTGTTTCAGGCCGAGACCAGCGCTAAACACGCCAACAGCGCTGTCCGGCAGATACTTGCGCACAGCTTCAGCGTCCTGTTCAACTAGCTTGCCCACGTGCGTCAGAATTAGTATCTCCTGATCAGGCCAGCGATCCAACACCATGCGGCAGAACCTGCCCATGATGCGACTCTTTCCAGCTCCCGTCGGGCATACGACGAGCGGGTTGCCGCCGTTGCCCTCGTAGAACCAGTGAAAGACGCCGTTTACCGCTTCGACCTGATACCAGCGATCGGCACTGCCGTCACGTGCGAGGACGGTATCCATTACACCCTGTCCGCTGCACATGAAGAGGAATTGCGCCTTTGTTCGGCCAGTCGCCGCAGTGCCATTCGCCATCCGGCATCATGTGCACAGCGGCGCAGGACCGACAGCTCACTGCAATAGGCTCGTTCTGCCAGCAGATGCCGTGCGCTGGGCAGTATTTGCATTCGAACCACTCCGGGGCGTGGGCAATCTTATCGAGGGGTTCGGTCGCGGTAATAATCTCCTCAGCCACGCCTTCCCACATTTCGAACGCGGCCTTGTCGAACTCAACGCGTTCATAATGGCGTTCGTCGGTGTTCTTGTTAACCACAACAAACAGCGTTCGCGTCTGTTTCTTGTGGCCCATGTATTGATTCGCCTGTACCCAGTATTTCGGGTTCGAGCGCTTCACGCCAAAGCGTTGGAACTCGGTGAACCGCTTTTCGTTAGCGGTCTTGATCTCCAGGTTGTGCCATGTCTTAGGCGCGTCTGGCACACCTAACACATCGCCGTCCGGGTGCCCTTTTACGTGTCCCCACGGTCCGATGACTTCAACCTGTTCGTCCAGTACGTTTTTGCATTCTACGCCAGCAGCACGCAGGTCGGCAACCACGATCGGCTCCTCGCGGTGTCCGCGGCTGAACAGCCTGTGCACACGCGGCGTGATTGTTTCTTTGAACATGAACCGAAAACGATACCACAGCTTTCGGCGGCATACGTCGCCGAGCTCGCTGTATCCGAGATACGGGCGGTGTTCGATTGGGATTTGCTGAAGCTCAATCTTGTCGCGAAGAAGATTTTGTTCTGGTATTGCGACCACGTGTTAACCCTCAACTATTTGTGCGTCTGGGTACTCAGGCCATGCCAGCCCAAGCCGCTCGGCATGCCGTCGCCAAGCATTGAAGAATTCGTTGTGCTCGCGGTGGTAACGGATTGAGTACACCCCAAGTACGCTCTTTTCTTTGCGATACAGAATGACAGGCGGCAATCCGCTCTGAAGAAAACGGCAAACCTCATAGTCGCCGCGTGCTAAGTCCTTTCGGAATCCGCGTTGCTGTGCGAACTGTTCAAAGTTCGCAAGGTGATCAAAAGGTAGTTGTCTCATGCTAGCCACCAAATGTCATCGCCGCACTGCGCCTTCAATTGCTGCAAGAAGTCAAGCAGCTCGGCATCTTTCAGCGCGTTGACGTGTCCCATCGCCAAGCGAACCGGGTCGACGTTTGGCATCGGGTGCTCAGCCATCCACACAGCAAGGTCAACGAGCTGGTCGCCGTCGAACGTATCAAGCAATTCAAACGCGTGTTGAACTGTGGTGTCTGGTGCCTTGCGGTTAACCGTTGGCTCAACGCGGTGTGTTGTGGCCTTCGGCGGCGGAGGCGGTGCAGCCAATGTTGCGAACTGTTGCACAGCCGTCGGAAGGCTGTTTGTTTTCGGTGGCAGCGGCGGTGCTGTCGTCATGTCTGTGTCCTCAGAAGCCGCCGCCCCGGTTAAGAGCGGCGGCGTGGTTGCTAACGTGTTACCACGGCGGGTTCCCGTCACCAGCGGCGGGCGGAGGCGGCGGTGCGTCAGAATGGGATGCCGCAGCAGGCGGGGCATCCGCAGTCGGGCCAGGAGGGGCAGCAGCAGTGGACGCCTGTGCCGGGGCAGGAGGTGCACTGGCCGCAGCCGGGGCTCCGTTTCCCGCAGCAGGCGGCGCAGGCGGCTTGCTGGCAGCGGCGGCGGGCGCAGCCGGGGCAGGGGCAGCGGC